TGCCCTGAAGGTCGCGCGCCGGAGAGTACTTCAAAAATTGAAGATCCTCGGGTTTGCGGCACTTCTCACCGTCACTAAAGCCCGTGACGATATACCCACTCTTCTCGATAGCGAGTGTGAAAACGTTCGCTAACTCCTGGTCCTCGTAATCTCGATCCTCGAGCTGCACACGAGATAAGCAAAGGCCTATGACGGTGTTAGCGAGGTTGTTAATCAGAGTTGTGAGTGTTGAACCGGAGTAGAGAGTGGGGTGCTCAAATCCCCCGACGACCTTGTGCCTCCTATCAGTCTTGGAGTGGATGACGATGTCCAAGCGACATTGATCAATGAGTACTTGTACGTACTCCCTCAGGTGTGGTGGGGTGATCAAGAGGAGTGCGTTGAAGACCTCCGGTCCATGGGAGGCGTCGCACTTCGATATATCAAGATTGTAATAGTAAATCTTACGTCGGTGTCTGATAGAGAAGCATGAATCATCGGAGAAATATGCCATGTAGAACCTGCCCGGTGGATTGAGCAGATTGTCGAATACTTGTTGGAGCTTATCGATCGCGGGTGTAGCGCAGAACGCTATGGTACCACCGTTGATATGGATGGGGTGCTCTTCTTGTGCCTTCTTGAGTAACTTAGTGATGACGAAGCCCTGCAGAGAGGCCGCCACTCCTAAGTCACCGATCATCCGTGGAACTTTACCGGGCTTGGCGATCTCATCGCGTTTAAGTTTGTACTTTACGCGCTTCAACCACAACCGGTGGAATCGTTCTCCGGACTCATTGAGTTCCTCCCAGCTCTGCACCCGTAAGGCCCGCTTGATGTGCGGGTCGTCGTGGTGTTCTTCTGCGGCCTCCTCGAGAGTGATGAAGCTCTCGAATTGGTCGCAGTAGGTCTGCCCAAGCTCTAGAAAGAAGTCTTTTTCCCCGGCGAAGAAAGTTTTCTGGTTACTGGTTAATAGCTTCTCGTAAAATAAATCCTCGATTTCATTACCCATGGCGTCCTTTCGCAGGCGCGCGCAAGTAAGTCTTCGAAATGCCAACCCGACACAATGATTACAATCACAATACACTCTCCCAGTGTGAGCCACGCATGGTCCGAAGAGTGTGCGGTAAACGCTGTCAACTCTCCATTCCTCGCCTGGCGGGAAGTCCAGCTTCCCATCCGTCCAAAACTCTCCACCTTGTTTCACTTTGAATTTACCGTTCGAGAGGAATTTGCCTTTAACCTCGCGTTCGACGCATTTCGTAGGTAAAACCTTGATCAGGGCGCGTTTGTCTTCAGTCACTCCGAAGAGTGACTCTCGGCCGCCTACGAGCGGCTGAGTAATCCCTGATTCCGAAAAAGCTGGGGGAAGCTTTCATCGGTCATGCCCGATGCTCCTACGATCCCCAGGTGGTGACGCTGGTTGACGAAGTGCATGACTGTCCACTGCATGATGAGTGGCTCTTTCACCCATTCGGTGAATCCTTCCGCGTGTGTGACGACGTGCCAGGCGGCGGCCTGGAGGGAGGGAAGCAAAGTCCCGTTACCGTCCAGGGCTCGCCGCGAGCTGAGTTGCGGATTCGCCATAAGCAGAGTGTACAACTTGTCGAAGATCTCTACCTCACTGCACAAGTTATACAACCGTGGTAGGGTAGCGACACTGGTGACCAAGGGTTTCCTCTTCTTACCGAGCTTCCACCTGCCGATTCGGAGTCTTTTCCGAGTTGAATTGGTGACTTTACAAGTCTCGGAGACCCGGTGCGTGGCAGGCTGATTGAGCGTGTGCTCGTCGGCCAGATTGAAGAAAGGGACGACGGCGACGATCGCTCGACAAAGTGAATCCCACAGGCGTGAGTTAGTCAATGCGTCTCCGGTTCGGTAGACGATGACGGTACTCTTGGCGAGGGGATCGAGGAGCTTCTCGTCAGCTAGCAGTTGCTTGGCGTACGCGATTCCTCTCTCAGTGTGCTCTCGATTGAGGACGGCCTGCTTCTTACGCTCAGCGCGCCTTTCGGCGTATTCACGTATCTTAGTCATGGTGCGTTCGTGTGCCTCTCCGCGCGCGACAGCCCAGGTGTCGAGCTGCTGCTTACGGTAAGTAATGGCCTCGCGAGCGGACTGAAGACGCGCCTCGTTGATGGCTCTCCACTCGGGGTCGAGGCCAACATTGTGCTTCTCCTCCGTGGCAGGTGCCTCATCCTCCTCGGTGACGGTGTCGAGAATGCGGTCTGCGGGCGAGATCGTTGCAGCGGGTGTGGGCTGATCGTCAGTCAGGTTGCCGAAGGTGAATTGTGTGGTCGCTGGAAGGGCGGCCATTTGGGCTTCGAGAGTTGGGCTGAAAAGGTTGTCAAAAAGATCGTTGTTGTAGGTTCGTGCACGTGGTGCACTGGATGTCGCTCTCGCGGCCGCTACAGCGACTCTCGTCGCTGAAGGTACAATCTTCTCTTCTTCCGTCTCTTTATTCTCTCGGGAGGTGGGGCTCGATTCCTTGAGCGCGGCCTCCCTCTCTCGGGCGATGTCGGAGTGAGCATCTTGCTCACCCGCGGCCCATTCCTCGTCATTCTGCAACGCCTCATTGAGGAGAGCTTCCCTTGCTGCTCCTCTACTCGCTGCTTTTGGTGATGCGTTGACCGCGTGGGCGTGACAAGCGAGGAACAAACACTCCGCGCCGTGCTTACATGGTACGTACGTGGGCTTACCGCCCCCGCGAGTGTTGGCCTTCGCGCGGACCGCGGCTTCTTGCTCACGGCGCGCGGCACCGGTCAATGGTTTACCAGGGGCTTTGTGAGCGTGGTGTTCCGGGTGCTTGCACTCTTCGCCGTACTTGCAGTCGCAGTACTCGGCGGGACCCGGATGCGAGGCCTCTCCGATGCGACGACCGCCATAGGCGGTTTTCGGTCGTGCGGTCGCGGGGGGTGGCACCACGGGGTCGTCGGTACACCCGGGATCCTCATCGGGTTCCGACCGTGTCCACCGGTTGGTGGTGGTGTACGGGGGCGCGTGTACACCGGGGTGGAGCAGCGCGTGGATGTGAGTGCGTCGGTTGCAGAGAGCGGCTGCCAGCCGGTGTCGCCCGTTCGCAACGATGTGCATACCGCCGTAACTGCGGTAGACGTCGATGGGTGGGGCAGTGGAGTGATCACTCCTCGAGGTGTAGCGTCGTGCTTTAGCGAGGTCCATAGGTAGGGCGTCGAAGCAGCGCACGTTTGACAGGTGCAGCGCCGGCAATTGGCGCTGGGTTAACCTCTCGAAGGTGGTCTTGACACGCTCAGGGATGTAGATTTGAGCGATGTCTATCGCGGTGGGCTCGGGACTAGGAGGGCACCGTGATCTGGGTGAGTCGTGCGTGTCGGTTTCTCTAGGTTGCGGGTCTAAGTTGTGGTTAACGAACATAATGTGGTTGAGAAACCATTTTGTACCGGGTGCTGAGGGCCGGTGTCCTGCTCGTTTGCTTCGAGCTGAAGGATCTGAGGTTCATCGCGAGAACCCCGGTGTTACATGTGTATCTTACAGTATCGTGCTCCGAGAGGGGGGGCACGAGAGGCGAGTCGAAGCTTATTTACCACTTCTCATCGTAAATTCTGGATCGGAAACCACGACACAGCTCATCTCGGCGACAGTCATTTTATCCACAGGCCTAGTTACCGGCCGGCACCTCCAGTTCCCGAGACGAATAAACGAATGGTACTTAACGAGGAGCGGCGTCGAGTGTCGGCGAGTGGTGTGACTGTGACTCTGGTAGAGTGTGTGTGATCGGTTTTAACTAAAGCGTGGGTGAACCTGGTGCAAACTTTCATAATGCAAGCCCCCCCGAATGCACGCCAAACGCAAATAATGCGCGCATTCGTCTCGTCCAGATCTCTCAGCGTGATCCACCCGGTGCAACTCCACAACCCCGAAGAATGAACTTGGTGATTGTGTGTACAGCGGACTGGCGCTGCCGCGCGGGATACGAGCCTTGAAACTCGTCAACCGTGGCGGTCTTGTGTCTTTCCATCTAGGAGTAGACACTGTAAGTGCGGTGTCCTCTCTAAATGGGAGAGGAAGTTGGTGCCCGGACCAGGGCGTGCCACGATCAATACAGTGAAAGGGCGAGTGGTGTCTCAGTCAGTAACTAGTGTCTTTTATCCCGCGGTTACTTACGCGGTGTGGTTGCGATGAAATTGGCAATCGTTAAACTCAGTTATCCAGAGGTCGAGACCTGTCAGCACGAGGATACCTAAGAGTATAGCTATGGGGATGGTGGCGATGGGAGGGATTGTCAGAGTGATGGGCCTACCTCATATCCGTCAGGAGATGATTGCGATTCCCGTAAGCGAAGGAGGCGAGAGGCCCAAGAAGCGAAGCGCCTCCACTGGCTTCGGCGCCGGCGGCGCCAATGGCGAGCCCAAGCAACTTGGGTCCCCATTTAGCGATGTCTTTCTCGGCGGAACGGAAAGCCTTTGTAGCCCAGGAGGGCTTCTTCTGTGCCAGCTCGTGACGAGCAATATGGATGGGTGGGACGAGCGCGGCAGTGCCGGAGCGTGTGGATCCTACTAAGCCGGAAACAGGTTCCGGTCGCCACTCTACAGTCTTGAGGAGATCAAAGCTCATCGGTGACGTAGTCTCCGTGGGAAGACCACGCCAGGCGAAGCCCATCAAAGTGGGTTGCTGTGACTCACCGAGTGCTGAGAGGTAGGTGGGAGAAGGGGAGGGCGCCCCGGCTGCCTTGTAACCATACTGGTATCCCGTGGCTCTACCGTCGCGGAACACGTCTGAGGTGGCGTGTGGCTGGTGCACGACTTCGACGGTCTCGGTGGGGGTCCGGAGGTGATCGTTGGACCACTGGAAGAGCTGGTTGACTGAGAAGACCCCAGTCCCGGTCCCGGCCAGCAAGGCGCTAGCGGGGAATCCAGTGATGGAAGCCACTTGTCCACCCAGATTGAGAGTGGAACCGGTATAGGTCAATTTAACGACTGCACCAATGGTGCGCGCTGAGGCGACCAAATCGGAGCCGACGAAGACGGCAGCCGGATCGTTGACGGTTACAACCTTGCCCGTGGCGCCTGGGGTCTGGCTAGGGTCGAAGTTGAGGTGTTCTCCCCCGAAAGGGAGATCAGCCGAATTGGTGAAGGGCGTTCCGGACTCGGCGGTGTAGCCAATGAAGACGTTACGGTGTGCAACGAGATAATCATCGATCGGGTCGCCGTTGTCCGTGTAGTTCCGATTGATCGATGGGTGGTACTCCGGTGACCACAAGACGAAGCCGGCGGTGGTGCCGACCGGCCCCTTGAGGTCGAAGGAGGTCTGGAGCTTGGCCATGAGGTGACCACCGTCTCCATAGATCCCTCCGTGAAGCGGGGCGTTACTCGGATCGTGGAGCATCGCTGCGTGCGGGCTGAGTCCTCGGTCGATCTTGCGCCTCTTACGTGGAGGCTTGTTGCGCTGTTGTGAGCCGCGCTGCTTTCTTTTAGATGTTTTGTTCTTCCGGTTGTATCGGTGAGATGTTAAGGCTGGAATAGGCTATAACTCACCGTGCATCTATTGACCGTTCTAGGGCCAGGCAGTAAATACCGCCTATTGGTGCACCTCGTTCCGCGTCTGCGCTCGGGTTCCGTTGCCACCGCAAAAATGCGGACGGTGGCAAGGAAGGCCCTCACTGGATTTAGCGGGATGCATTGGGAATGGAGCTGTATCTCCATTCCCACGCGCGCCCCCGTTTGGGCGCAACCATTTGTTTTACTCGTTGGCTAGCTGCGGGCAGGCGACGAGTGCCGTCCAAGGCTGACACCACAGCGATGGGAAAACCTGG